AAAATTAACGAACTTGACAATGGTTTGGGGAGAGTCCAACACGAAGGAACTCTGCTTGGGGATTTATCTGCTAGGATGATGCACCTGGAGAAATTCGCAGAGCAGGCAAAAGCGGATCTCGATCATTTGGTTGAGATGCAGGATGCTCCTATTACATCAGACTATCAGCAGTTTGAGAGGCTCAAGTATATAGAAAAGGAGTTGGATCGACTTCGCGACAAGGTGGAGAAGTGAGATGGGTGAAATCTTGCTTATGTTACTTACAGGGGGCGGTAGTACAGCTATGGGTGCTATCCTCAAGGGTGGGTTTGGAATGTTATTTGAGGCTCGCCGCCAAAAGCACGAACTCGAAGTGGCAAGAGAAAGTCGTGCAAATGAAAATTTTCTTAAGCTCCAAGCTCAGTTGGCTGAAGGAGGTAATAATGAGTTCAGGGATTTTTCTCGCCGTATTATTGCTTTTATGGGCATTGGCACTCTTTGCCTTTGCATCCTGCTCTGTACCCTCTTTCCGCAAGCCGAGTTTCTTTCAATCACCAACGCAAACGGAGAGGGGAGAACGGAGTTCCTCTTCGGACTCTTCTCATGGCCTGCAAGCCAAGACCCCATCACGCTCAGTAGCGGACACCTTTCGTACATGGGCCAAACGGCCCTTATGGGAATCCTCGGCTTTTATTTCGGGCCATCACCTAATAGGCGATGATTGATCGAGCCGCAGTTACCGGAGTGAGTGGCACATTAGCTACTTTTGGATTATCGACATTAGATTCTTTATTCGGGTGTATCGCAGGAGCGATCACAATTGTATACATGTCAATTAAGGTTTGGCAGGAATTAAGGAAGCGTAAGTAATGGCTAGGTACAAACCAATGGGCAGAATGGACGATCCTATCCTCACCGATGGAGATCGTGGATTCCGTGGTATTGATAGTTACCTGGAGCCTACCACACTACAGGGGGGTACCGTTGAGGCATCAGAGAATATGCGTTTAGACGGGGATATTGCATCTGTCCGCAAAGGCATAGAATTTAAAGCAGGCGGGGTATCCCTTACTTATTCCGCAGGCACAGAGGAAGTATTTGCATCCACCTTATTTTCCGACCCGGTAACAGGAACAGAATTTATCGCCTGTGCCACAAAGGATAAAGTCATCCTATGGAATGATCAGAATAACAGCGGTATAGATATTGCGTACCCTGGCGGTCAGACGGTATCAAGTGGAGACAATGCGAGCTTCGTTCAGGCAATGGAGAAGCTTATCCTTTTTCGCGGAACCGGTAAAGATCCGCTTGAATGGGATGGCGATTATACCACCCCCACAGCATTTACGCTCAAGAATAATGCAACCCCCACAGCAGGCAGAGTGGAATGTCCTAGCACAAACTTTGGCACCTTCTTTGCAAACCGCTTGATCGTACCACAGCCAAGCGATTCGCAGTACACCGTGATCATGTCCGACCTTTTGGACACGGATAACTTCTATCCCGCAGAGTCGCAGTTCAGGATCAATCGTGGAACCGCAGATCGCTTGGTAGGATTTACTCCATACCTGGAGAATCAGTTACTCGTATTTTTCCGCAACTCGATCCACATGATAAACAATGTGGCACTTACTAATTCAGCGGGAGTCTTTGAGATTACCCGCCAACGGGGATGCGTGGCCCGCAAGAGCATAGCCGCGAGTGGACCGCAGATATACTTCCTATCCGATGATGGTGTATTTACCCTGCAACAAGGCTTAGACCCCGCCAAAGGACTAGGAGTTGCAATCTCGAAGGTGAGTGGAGAAGCAATCCCGCTATCCCGCCCGATACAGGATCAGTTCAAAGAAGTAAACTTCGCCTCTGCGGACAAAGCGTGTGGTATTGTATTTGATAATAAGTATTACCTCGCAGTCCCCACAGGTTCATCCACCGATAATAATAAAATCTTAGTATATGATATCCTTAATACAGCATGGACTTCAGTAGATTCCTTCCCCGCAGGATTTGTAATAGATGATTTCGTCACCGTATTACATGGTAGCGATCCCACCAAGCGCAGACTCTTTGCAGTCAACGACAAGGGATGGCATTTAATCGAGGAAGGCACCACCGACATCACGGGAACGGTAGGGAGCGCAAGCACCACCTCCACCGCGATAAGTGCCAGGCTGAAGACCCGCTCCTTCACATTCGGAAATATCGATGTAAAGAGTTGGAAGAGGGGGCAGTTGGGATGCGAAGTGAGCAACGGGGATCAGTTCACGATCAAGGTCAATACTATAGACCCGGATCGGACGAACACGGTACACACCGAGAATGCGACAACGAGCGAGGAGAAACTGATACGCTTTGGAAGTGGCAGAGCGAGAGGTTACGCCGCGAGCGTAGAAGTAGATGTAACAGCCGGGCGGCCTAGCTTTCGCCATGTATCGCTAGAAGCGATAGCGGGCGGAGCGAATGCGAGGAGGGAGATTGCATAATGCCTATTACCGCGACAGTTACTAGAGGATTTACTTTCGACACAGGCGTGGAGTTGGACTCTTCGTCTCTTAATCAATTGGGCGAACCAACCGTCACCATTAGTGAGGACGATGTAAATATCACAGGTGGCGAAATATCAGGCTTAGATAATCCAATTGCAATTGCAGATGGAGGCACAGGGCAAACAACAGCAACCAACGCCTTTGACGCTTTAGCGCCAACCACACAAGCAGGCGACATGATCGCATTTGATGGCACAGACAATGTCCGAGTTTCGCTTGGAACTAGTGGTTACTACTTACAATCCAACGGATCAGCACCTTTTTGGGGTGCTATCGTACTGCCCGAATCAAGCTAATGGCTAATCCATTACCAACAGCGGGAGTAAAAGGTCGTTTGTTTTTCAGTAATACGGGCGATAATGGTGATAATTGCTTGGCTGTAGATACAGGAAGCGATTGGAAACGAATCGTCCTGGATAACTCAGTAGGTGCTACAAATTCAAAGATTTCTGACATAGAGTCGGATATGGCGTTGCTCGCGAGTCAGGTGAGCCTAGGAAATGTTCGTGTCAGTCTTGGTAATCTAGCCACCCGTGTATCTTCATTAGAGACTTTAGGTATAAGCGGTATTAGTAATGCCGTTAGTTGGACGAATCTTACGGAGATAAACTTGAGTGGTGAGAAACTTACTAACGGAGACTTTAGTAGTGTAACAAATAACGCACCTACGAATTGGACTGTTATAAGTGGTACACTTGATGAAATTGAATTAGCAAATGGAGTTGTTGCAGGTGACGGTGGTGAAGTGGTTATCCAACAAAGATTTAATCAAACAATTCCTATTGGAACAACTTTGGTTATTAAACAGGAAAGGACTGACTCCGATTCGGGAGATGTAATTTTTTGGAGTTTAAACGCAGGTGGGGGGGTGTATAATCAGGCATCAGTTTTACCTGCCACACTCGAATATACTGTAGTCAGCCAAGATTTAGGTGGTATTCGCATATCCACAAAAACGGGAAATAGGAAAATAACTTCAGTTTCTTTGTTTCAAGGAGCAATAAGCGGTGGTACAGTACAAGCGTATGCCGGAGGTGGTCTTGAAAAGATAAGCGGTGCTAGTGGGTATAACTCAGGAGGTTTAAGTGTTAATTATATCCCCGGTAATGCTGACGGATACTTTCAGTTTCAATTAGCTCAGAACAACAAAGCACTTCGGGTTGGATTAGTTTACGCTGATGCTGACTATTCAACAGTTAGTCCGTTTGGTTTAGATTTCAATGCCACAGGTAACATAGATAATATGAACCCGTATCAGGATAATATAACCACATACGCACAGGGTGATTGGTTTAGAGTCAGGCACTACGCATCAAGTAACCAAGTACACTTTCAAAAGAGACAGACAGTAGGAAATGGTCAGGATTATGTAACTTTCTTAACAAGTTCAACTACCACTAACGGAAGTGACCTGTATCTCGATGTAGCTTTCGATAGTGTTGGTGGTAGAATTAATGATGTAACTATCGTAACATGAATATCCTTGAGCGCACTAAGAGGTTTTACGATAAGACAGGCGGTAATATGTTTGCGGATATATCGGCATACTCTGCCAACGGATATGTATTCATTACCCCTACCACACTACTTCTTGGTAAGGCAGTAAGGACGGACATTGATACACACCCTGACGACCAATGGAATCCACCTGGAGCGGATGCATGGTATGTGCGAACCGCTATAGGGGATGATAGCATAAAAGAATTTATCTCACGCATACCATACCCACTACCTTTTGTTGGATGGATGCGTGAACTGAAAAAAAGACCAATTAAGTGGTACGACTTTAATCGAATTAATCGGAGGAAATAAACAATGGGCGGCGGATCACCAACTTACAACTATCCTGAACAACCAAGCTACGGCGAGGGCATGGCGGATGCTCTCAAAGCACAGGTCGAGCTACTTACAGGTAAAGGCGATTTTGCTGAGATAGCCCCTGACGGATTAGAAGGACTCCTCCCGCTCGAAGAGAATATCCGTAAGAAGACCGCACAAACGGATACGGATGTTCTGCGTCAGACGCTGTTGGGAGATAGGCAGGAAGCAACAACAGGCACTTATGATGATCAAGGTCGATTAGTTGTTGGCACTGAAGGCGGAGGCGAATTAAAACCTAGCCTAACTCTGAGAGCTACAAAAGATGGTACTTATAGGACACCAGGATCAAACTCGCAAACACTAGATAAATACAGATATGAATTTGTCGATTCCGATGGAAATGTAAAACAAACATTAGGATATAGCGCGTTATCAAGAGAAGATTTTGATAAAAGTATGGCGTATTACGGGTCGATTAATTTTTTTGATGAAAGTATGCAAGGTAAGGCTAACAAAAGTCTAAGTGCGGACGATGATCGTTTAAAAGTGCCAATACCAAAAGACGCAGTCCCTGTTTATGCAAAAGATCCAAACGGAAACATAATCGTAGATAAATCAAAAGCGGGACAGACGGAAACACTACCTGCCTCATTCTCAGGTAACGGAATGATTAATCTACTCGGCGATAGTCAAGAAACCGCAGATGGAAGAAAACCAGGTTTTGATGCAGATGGTAACTTCCTTGGTCTTGCCGCACTTTCCGAAGATATACAGCGAGGCAACCT